CCCGCCATATCAGCAACGGTTTGATGAAAATCAGTGTCTGGTTTATTATTATAATCATTTAATAATTTTTTTACAGAAGCAACATCCCAATCAGACACCTCACTAACCAAGGCTCCATAATGTATAAGAAGACGAGGCTCTTGTTGTGAATAGTCAAAACATCCCCACTCTTCACCTTTTTCTGGCACAAAGATTTCTCTTATTTTAGGACCTATATCTTTATTACGAGCTGGTATCTGCTGCAAGTTAGGGTTTTGCATACTTAATCTTCCTGATATTGTACCACCTGTTTCTGAACGTAGTTGATTTACATCTGCATGTATGCGACCACGATAAGAATGTTTTAAAATAGAATCTATAAATGTTGTTCTTGCTTTATTTAACTCTCTTGCTTTTACTATATTCTGTGCAAACGGATTAGAATGAGTCGATAAAAAGTTTTTATCAAAGCTGGGTAAGCCTGTTGCTGTTCTATTATATCTTATTTTAAGTTTATCAAAAGCTTTTGCAATTGATAATGGAGCAAGTATCTCCACCTCAAAACCACATGCTTTATATAAGCCAGATAATATCTTCTTCTCTGAATTCTCAAAATCTTTTTTAATACGTTCTGCTTTTTCTGTATCAATGCGCACTCCTTTCTTTTTCATAGCGAATAACACATGAAACAATTCTGATTCTGTGTTAAAAATATCTGATAACTCTTGTTGAGTTATTTTTAGTTGTAATGCTTTCCATAACTTTAAAGTAACTGCAGCATCTTGTTCAGCGTAAGGACCAACATACATCGGTGGTAGTTTCCACATCTCACTCTTTGCATCTACACCCCATTCTTTTGCAGCTTCATACAACAAAGCTTCTGATTTTGTTTCACCAACATATTCTTTTGATAAATCTTTAAGAGAATAATTAAATCTATTTTCATTTACTAAAGGTGCAGCAATCATTGTATCTATTATTTTACCATGCACTTTTAATCCTAATGCATCTAACCATCCAACATCATACATGGCATTGTGAAATACTTTATCACAAGGTAATTCTAAAATAGGTTTGAGTTGATTAAGAAAAACTTTTTGATCAAAGTTACCACCACCTTCATGTGCAATAGGATAGTATCCTTCCCATCCATCCACGGCCAACGCAACACCAATAACTCTTCCTTGTTTGGTAGCCCATCCAGGTCCTACACCATTTTTTATACCGTCATCTTTTGTTTCTAAATCAATAGCGATTTCTTTTGCTCCGCTAAAGTCAGGCACTGTTTCTGGTGGTACCCACTCACTAGGAGTTTGGAAAAGAGAAGGTTGTCTCACTTCGTTCGCTCATCTATTTCCCCTGCAATAGCTGCATAGGCCGCCAAGTCTACATAGCTGTCTGGTTTATGTGCATGCATTAGTCTAGCAACTTTAACTAAAGCCATACACATTGCCACATCGTGAGGTGTTAATTTTTTGCGGAGGAAAATTGACCACAATGCAGCAATGTTCTCATGATTGGTAAGCTTATCGCCGTAGTCTTCTTGACGATCGCCTCCTACTAATTCTTTTGCTTGATCTAAAATATTTTCACAGATCATAGTTCTGTAAACTCTCTATTAGTTTGACTTTCAATAATGTGTAATGATTTTTTTGCTCTTGTTGTAGCAACGTAAAACACTCTCCTCTCATCATCCCTTTTCTGCGCAAGACTTAAATCTGCCTTACGTGGTAAGTCTTTTAATACCATAACATTGTCTGCTTCGCCACCCTTAGATGCATGAATCGTAGATAATTTTATATTTTTCGATGTATTAAAGGATGATCTGCGCAATGCTGCATTGATATAACGTTGCATCGATTCTGGTATTCTATCCAATGCAATGTTCCATTCAGTATTAATGTTGGTATTTAAACCATGACTCTCGACCAACGATTCGTAATTATATTTAATTTCTTCATTCGCTGTCTTTATGGCTTCTTTGTGACCATGTTTTATATTACCACTACCACTCATGTAATAATAAATATCTTGTGCTGCAAATACATCTATCTCGTTTCCTTCTTTTAAATTATTCCATCCTTGTATTGCTCTTATCATACGATCAGAAATAGAAGATCTATTTTTATATTCATAAAACAATCCCTGGTATTTTAAGTCATCTGCTATTTGATCTAATACATAATTAGTTCTTGCTAAAATTAACCATGATCCATCTGTTAAATCTATTTGGTTATTGAATCGCATACGATGACGCTGCACTATTCCTTCTTCTTCTTTTGGATTCCAATCTTTTTTTACTCGATCATTAATTTTACTAATCAAGTTATCTGCTACATGGTGCACGGCTCTCGGCACTCGGTAAGACTGTGTTAGTATTTCTCTTTCCCCACCTATCAATCCTAATCTTTTTGTATCAGCACCAGCCCAATCAAATATAGCTTGGTCATCATCTCCTGCAATGTAGGCTTGTTTTGAATTACGAATAAGTATCTCTGTCATTTGCCATTGAATAAAACTAAGATCCTGTGCCTCATCAATAATAACAACTTCAAACTTAGGACAGTTTTTTTGTTTGTTAAATTCTACAATCATATCTGTAAAATTAAATCGACTATGTTTCTTTTTGTATTGCTCTAAACCTGCAGCTATTTGCTGTAACTTTTCAAACCCACCTTGAATATGCCCACCATTACGAAGGAACTCATTTGATAGTGATACATTTTTTATTTTTGCTTGATCAATTATTTTTAAATAAGGATCTTGTGGTAATGAAATACCTAATTCATCTACCGATTTATTTGGATTAATTAATTTAACTTGTAAGTAATCAGAAGCTGCTTTGTAATCATCATCATCCATAACATCAGCATTTTTTAATCCTAACATTAAGAATGCCATACTATGTAGTGTGCGAAAATATTTAAAACTTTTACGATCTAAACCAAATTTTTCCATTGCTCTTGTCACTGCCTCTCTTGCAGCTTTTTTTGTAAAAGCAAAATATCCTATTCGATCTGGTGGAGTTCCTTTTAATAATTCTGATTCAACAATACCAAGAAGATGTGTTGTCTTCCCGGTACCAGGTGGACCAAAAACTATTTTAATTTTCTGACTTTGACTGTCTTGTAATATCATCTTGCAATAGCATTAAGTTTAATTTTATCATTTTTAAATCGTCTACTAATATTCTTTTTGTTAACTTCATGTTTCTACTCTCCGCTTTAGTCACGAGTTTTGCAGCTATAGCTAAAGTTTCTTTAATTAATTTCTCCACTCATTACCTCCTTTTAATTATATGACAAGCATTACACACTTAACACAGTCATTTTTCTTTTTTCTGATCCGCCATCACCCCTAAAATGGTCTTCCCTATATAGTAAGGTATCTGTGGTACCAAACTATTTCCTAATGATTTAAGTCTGTCCACCCTTTTGGGTATCCCATGAGCCACTCTACCCATGTTGGGTTCAGACTCCCACCACCCTTGACCCATTGTTCCTTGTCCTTCGTCGCTACTCTCACAGGAAGAATTGAAGTTCGATGTGAATTGATTACGGCTTTGCCACTGTCTTTGTAATCTCTCGTCGTTGGTGTTGGCCACATCAGATGAGGATGGGCTACTTGATCGTTGATGCTGATTGGCATTTTCTTCTCGAGTTTCATTTTCATTCTCTCCTCGGAGCTCGGCCCTCGGCCACTGTGAGCGTCTGGAGTTCTCCACATCTGAGCTGGTTTCGGATACACTACTTGTTCTCTCAACGTTGAGTGTGTCGTTCTTCCCTTTCGATTGGTTTGATATTGTTTTTTCAAAGCTTCTTTGTTTCTCGGTGGCAAGGAGTCCATTGCGTTCGGAGTAAGCCACAATCCAGATTCTTTCTCTTTGGTGGTTGGCACCGATGCTCGAAGCTGAAATACTAAACGGCCTAATGGAGTAGTCTTCACTCTCCAAGTCCTCGATAACGGTGTCGAGACCGAGTTTAATGTGTCCACTAACATTTTCTCCAATAACCCAAGTTGGTCTGAGTTCTTTGACAAGTCTAAAATACTCTGGCCAGAGGTGTCTCGGATCTTCTTCACCTTTTTGGCGACCTGCGATGGAGAAAGGTTGGCAAGGGTATCCTCCTGTAATGATGTCGATGGAATTAATTCCATCTGCTTTG